ATCATCAAGTCTTTACTTTTAAAATGACTATTTAGGTTTTGAAATATTTTGCTACATTCTTCTTCTGTATCATATATAATATCTAAAGGTTTATCTTGATTCTTTCTTATTATATAAAGTATTCTTCCTTCACAAGAAAATCCTGCGATTGAATTGCTATCAATAGATGTGTGTTCAGATATTTTTAGATACATAGTTTTTGGTTTTATATAGAGAGGGATATACCCCCGTACTCCCCCTCCATAAGTGTTAAGTTAAAATGGTAAAGCTTCCTCTTTCTTCTCTTTCGATTCAGACTGAGGCTCTGGCTTAAACGTATTTATCTTAACATAGTGAGTCTTACCATAATCATTAGCACCATCTCTGTTAGCACCAATAGTAAGGTTAACATATTTTTTGCCGTTGTACTCATACACATGATCCTTTAATTTTGCTAGATCTAGTGAAAAGTTGACAAGAGATCTTCCTTCATCAAAGACCTTCTCTGTACCGCTTCCGCAGTAAATGTTCTCATTATTCATAATAAAATAATTTTAGTTAGTTAATTAATTAATAAACTTCTCTAAAGCTTCCATTCTGCTTTCTATACTTAGAATTTTATAATGAAAAGACTTTAAAGTTCCTTCGGTATTTCCGAAGTCAACACCAGTTTCGTGAGGATCTTCTAATTTAAGATTATCCACAATTATTTGGTATTTTTCTGCATATCCCATATCAAATTTAAGATCAACATCATGCATCTGTATAGCGTGCATAACCGAAGTGTGATTTTTATAGCCTACTCTTCCAGCTATCTCTTCCAATCTATAATCTAATTTGGAGTACATCATATAGCACAATACATTTCTAGCCTGCACGAACATTCTTTTTCTTCCTCCTGAAGCCATCATCTGGTTAGGTGTAACATTAAATGTTTCGCTGATAAGAAGTAATGTATTACTAAATGACTTATCTCTAAAACTATTCTTTAATGTTAAATAGTTCTCTAAAAGTTTGCTCATAATTTTTTGATTTTAAATGTTTGGTTAATACTTTTCCGCTTTTAACAGAAAATAAGTCTGGTTCTTTTAAGTATTTTCTAACTGTAGGTACTGACAGTCCAGTTATTTTCGCTACAGTATTTTTAGTTACTTTGTGTTCTTTCAGTATTTTTAATAATTTACTCATAGTTTTAAATTTTATAATGTTCCTGTATATACATGTTCGTATGGATCGAAAAGATTTTGAATGAAGTATAAGCTATACATGTCTAGTAGTCTTTTGTATTTCATTCTACCTTCATCTATAAATTCCTCACTGCAATTATATATAGCCATATTGTATGGAGCCGACTTTTCTATAACGATAAACCAAAACTGATCTACACCAAACCCATCTAAATAAAAAGAGGCTTGCCTGTCATATCCATATTTATAAGCTGACTTTCTAAAACCATCTGGGCTAGAGTCTTGAGTTGTTTTTATATCCACAAGAATATTCCTCTTTTTATTCCAGTAATCAGCCTTCCCCTTACAAGCTATTTTACTGTCTGGATCATTCCATACATTAACTTGCTCAGCTAACCCACCAGATAATAACTCCATAGCTTCAACAGAAGATGTTAACTTCTTTCTCATTCCAGTTAAAGACTCGTCTTCATCATGCGATAGTATTGTCATGCCTTCATGCAAGGTTAAAAACTTTTGATACTCCTCTTTACCAGCCTTAGTTCTCTTGTTTACACTAGGTTCTACTACTACTTCTTTTTTGTATTTATCATGCTCAAGCATGCACATATGAAATGCTCTACCAAAATTAAGTGCTTTAGTAATAGGTCGATCACTAGGATTATCCCTATAATGCTGGTATGTTGCTGGGCTACGCTTAATTAAACCTAGCTGAGAATTAGTTACAAAAGAATAGTCGCTGTAATAAACCTCGTCAGAGGCAAACTTTTTTATTATCTCATCCATAATTATTATGCTGTTTCGTTAATAGTTTTAGTTATTGCATCCTTCTGAGCCTTAGTCATATCATATTTATTCATATGCTCGGCAACAAGATCTTTATTACCATCTTTTATAGACTTCATCATAGCTTGATAAACTTCTATAGTCATTTTCTTTTTAGATGGTTTTGTATTTTGTTTCTTAATAGCTATGTCTACTTCGTTAGCTGAAGCTACCGATTCATCAATACCTATACCGAAGTTAGCTAAACATCTACCCCATGATGATGTTTCACAGTTTTCTACATAGCTCGTCTTATTAATAAAACTAGCAGACTTCTCTTCATGTGCATGACCAGTCGCTTTAACATTGCCCTCAGGATCTAATATATCTGATTGTATCACAACCATCTCTGAGTCTATATGTGTTATTTTACTTGTCAGTGAATAATTAGGGTAGTTTAGCCTAAAGTATTTAAGTCTTTCATTGACCTCTACATACTTCTTTCCTTTGATATTTATTGTTTTTAGTTTCGTCATTTTAATTTAATTTAATTTATTTTATTGCAATATAGCAAATTATTTTCATTGTACACACTATTTGTGAAAGTTTATTTTATTATATATAATTATAAGTATAGTAATTATAGTTCCTGTAATCCCACTTATGATGGATATAGATCCTATAACTACCCATAGTATTACATATGATAACCAAGGTAGTATTGATAAAATAAGCCAAAAGTTCCATTTAATATCTTCCATTTATACTAATTTTTTTATTAGTGTATTAAATTCTTTAACAGCAGAATCTATATCGTAAACCTTGTTGTGTTTCCTATCGTATGTATACTTAATATCCACTTGAAATGTATCTTCGTATATGTGATTTGTTTTATCTATCATAATTTTATTTCTTTAATTTAGGTGCTTGTTTAAATTCATTCAGCTTTAATTCTCTATATTTTCTCGCAACATCTTCCATATTGTCTAATTCAGTATTGCTATACACACCTAACATATTGTTAGTTAGTGTTTCATATTCATCATATGTATCATTGTAAAAATCTTGTGCCTCATCTGTGAACCTCATAACACCCTCGTCCTCTATCCATGTTTCAGCACCATAATTCATCTCTGTTATTTGTGTTGCCAACTCATCTATGTACTCCATAAATGTTGAATTTTCTATATATATTTTACTCATAATTTTAGTTTTAATTGTTATACACTTTCCTCTGCGTTGTCAGAGTATTCACATGCTTCATTATATATGTTTGGATCTACTTGATTGACATAGTCAACAAAGTGATTAAACCAAGCTAATTGTTTTTCCATGTTTTTTGTCTCCATAATTTTATTTGTTTTTATTATAATACCAATTCTTTTTATTTAAGTTGTTACCCGTAACACGGTCTCCATTTGAGTCTAGTACAACTTCATCTCCCTCGTAATCAAATACATCATAAGGATTTTTATGTGGGTTGTTTATATAGTAGTGAATCTTGTCTACTATATCTTGATAGGCAGTTTTTTTCTTGTCCATAATTTTAGTTATTTTTATTTAATTCCCATTGACTTTCACTTAAAGGATTACCCTCAAAATCTAATACAGTTATGTTGCTCATAAATAATGTTGCAGTCTTATCTCCATCATTCCATACTTCCAAATCATTAAACATCAAGTCATAATCTGTATCTTCTCCATTAGTTGTGTTAGCCATTAATGTTAGATGTGTTTTGCCATCTTTTAAACATTCTTGTAATTCTTTTATAAGTTTTTTTATTTCCATAATTTTAGTTTTAAGTTATTAATCTTCTTTTTCTTTGAGTCCTATATCTTCTGCAAAGTATCTTATATTTTCCCATATTTCATTAGCAGTTTCATTATTATCAAGTGCTTTATCTAACACATCAAATGCTTGGTTATCAGTACATTCGTAGATAGATTGTACATCTTCCACTTGGTATAAGTTTCTTATATAATACCCTGCCTCTTCTAACACATCTAGTGCTTTAGATATTCTATCGTAGTAATCTTGTTGATTTTCAAACCTTTCTTTTTTGTTATCCATAATTTTAGTTTTTAAGTTTGTTATTAATTCTTTCCTGTATGATCTGTCTGTCTTGATCTGTTGGCTTATAGTCATTCATTAGTTCAATAGGTACGTTATCCCAAGCACTATCATAATTCTGTACATTATACCCTCTACCTATACACT